CCGTCAAACATCAGCCCCTCCTCCTGCATGAGCTTTTCCTTCATATCATCCATCAAGTGCATAATCTCACGCTCGTCTTTTGGTGTGAGATCGGGCAAGTCATCGGGTGCGGGGGCGGGGGCTTGCTCCATCGGTTCGTCATATCCCATCAGCCATGATTCACTGACTCTGAGAACCTGAGCCAGTTTATATATCTTGTCCTGCTTTGGTGTAACTTTTCCAGAAAGATACTGACTGATTGCACTTTTGCCGATTCCAGATAGGCGAGATAGCTCTATTGGAAGCATATTTCGCGCAGATAATGCTTCCCGTAAGCGCTCCTGTGTAGTCTGTTTCATGTTGCTTCCTCAATTCTAATAAAGAAGTTATTCGTAGTATAGCATACGGTAAACATAAGTTCAATAAGTTTAATTTGTTGGTTAAATTTTTTAAACAAAGTTGTTGACTTTCAGGCAAGTGGATGATATGATTCACTTAGTTCAAATTTTTGAACTAAAAAAGGAGGTGAAAATATGGGGTTTGATTATAGTAAACTTCGGGGGCGGATAGTGGAGAAGTTCGGAACGCAACAAGCCTTTGCGAAAGCGTTAGGCGTTTCGGCCCGTACTCTTTCACTAAAGATGAACAATCGTATCCCTTTTGGACAGGATGAAATCGACAAGATTATCACACTGTTGCAGGATACGCCTCAAAACATCAAGGCTTATTTTTTTACCAAGAAAGTTCAATAATTTGAACATAAACGGGGGAAATAGCCGCGAAGAAGCTGATAATATGGAGATCCTCATCAAAGGCGATGCAAAAAAAGGAGCATCCTTTGATTAAAGTTCAGGATGCTCAGTCATGCAAAGTAATCTACACCCTGCAATGGTTAGGAGTTGATACTTTGCAAGCATGTGTTGACGCGTAAAGCAATCCGCTCATTATTCGCTAAAATAACGTCTGCGATTGCCTCTGGGGTAATGGTGTCATAGGATGCGAGAATTTTCAATAGCTCGTCTTTTGACAGCCCGGGATTCGGTGTCAATGTGATTCGGACATCGCTCATGGTAACACCTCCTTTCCATACTAATTATACCACGGCGGGAAGGAGAGCAAAAGCCGAAACGGGCGAAAGCCCGTCCGCAGGGGAATGACCTCCCTGCGCTGATGATGGCAGGTCACGCTCCGCCTACGCGAGGCGAATCATGGTAGGTTGCAGAGACATGGCGGGGCGTGGATGCCGATAGGAGGTGAAGTATGTGCGGGATTTCATAGTCTGGGACTTCGTTATAACAATCGCCTGCCTGACAGCGCCGGTTATGCTGTTCTCCATACTGGCGGTCTATTTCTGGAGGTGAAGATATGCCAAGGAAAGCGGCTGACGCAGTAGCCGTGGACATCGTGAAGGTGCTCACGGATGCTGTCGAGCGCATCGCCGCAGAAAAAGTCGCTGAACAGTCAGAGGTGACGACGCAGCGAATCATCGAGAATCTGCCGGAGGTTGTCTATCTACCTCCGAAACCTGCCGATGTGCCCGAAGAACGTCTGCTGAGTGTCGGGGAGGTTGCCGATCTGCTCGGGTGTTCGACGGTGACGGTTGGCAAGAGGTTTGCGAGCGGCGAGCTGGCGTATGTGCTTGAACGTGGCTCGGATGTACGAAAAGTCCCGTATTCATGGGTGGTGGAGTACATTCACCGCCTGCCCCGGTATACGGGCAAGCTGAAAGAGAGAAAGGAGGTCAAAGATGCGTAACTGGAAAGCCGCCGTTGCAGGTGGCATCGTCGCGGGAGCGGCGATCCTCTGCGCTGGCATGGCGACGCAGGAGGACACACACGCTGTCCTCGTCGAGGAGGTCTACACGGTGCGCCCCGGGGATACCATCTGGGGCATCGCAGAGGAGTACGTGAAGAAGAATACCGGCACGCGCCGGTACATCCTCGAATACAAGTCGGGGATGGAGGAGCTGAATCCGTGGCTCCTCGATAGGGACGGGATGATTTATCCCGGCGATAAGTTGACCCTGACTTATTGGGTCAAGGGGAAGGAGGAGAAAGAATGAAGACAGACGTCATAAAAGAAGCCGCAGCATTCTTGCTCCAAGGCAGCTCTTACAACGGGGCGGGGGAGACTGTTGAAGTTTCCTATGCTGATCTGCGTGCAGCAGAGGTTGGAACGTCATGGGAAGCCTATGACGACAACAACTGCGGGCGCGCCGTACACAGCGAGTCCGCAGAGGTCGTCCACAAGACGGCGCAGGGAGCGGCGGTACTGTTCCGCTGCTGGGGCACGACGGATTCCCCCGACCCGCAGAGTTGGGAGAAAAAGCCCGAACTCGTCTGGTACGAGTTCGCGTGAAGGAGGAGACAGAATGAAATGGGAAGTCTGCCGCGAGATTGTCGGCGGCATCCTGCCGATGTGGCGCGTTCGTCGCATCGACACAGGCGAACTTGACCTGCATGTATACGGCGTGCAGAGCGACGCAATCGCCCGTATGCACGAGCTGAACGCATGGGAGGAGGAGAAGGCATGACAAGAGAACAGGCGAATGAGCTTGCGGACAGACTTGCGATGAGCGATTTGTTCATCTGCGTAACACTCAAAGGAAATCGCTCGTGGGAAGTGTCCTACGGTGATTCGTACAAGTTGGTTGACGTTGCATACAACACCCTGTTGTCAATGATTGATGAGCTTGAAACGACGGAAGAGCAGATCACACAGATCAGAACGCGCATGATGTTCCTGAACGCGGCGCGAATCGCAAAAGAAAAAGCGCCCGGAGCGGCGGCAACCGCTCAAGGCGCAGAGAAATAAGTTTTTCACCGTGATTGTATCACGGATGAGGAGTGAACGCAATGAGAAAGAAATACAAGGTGCTGTTTGAGATTGAGGGCTCAATCGAGATCAGAGCTCGCAATGACGAGGAGGCGGGCGACATCATCGACCGCATGGAACGCGACAAACTTTTTGAACTCTGCGATGAGTACGGGTGCAAGACCTACCCGATTGAGATGGAGGAGGAGCAATGAAGATCAAGCAAATTCTGTGGCAGAACCGCAGAGATTTCCGTGCAATCTACCGCTGTGAGGCCTGCGGGCATGAATGTGAGGAGCGGGGCTATGACGATGCCAATTTCCATGTGAATGTTATCCCCAAGATGAAATGCCCACAGTGCGGAAAGACGGAGCGGGAGATCGACCCGAACTACCGTCCACTCACAACGAAGTACCCCGAAGGGATGCAAGTGTAGGAGGTAAGACAAATGAAGATTCCGAAGCGGCTTCCTGATGGGATGAAATCCCTTGTGGAGATTGAGGAAGTGTTTGGGCGGCTCACACTGCTCTCTGCAGATATGCAACGTTATAAAGGCTCGGTACACATCGAGCTGACATACGTCGACAAGCTCTGCATTTTCAATGAAAGACTCGTAACGATTGATTCCATACTCCGCTATGACAAGTACAAGCCGTACAAGTGTAAGGTGGAGGAGGAAGCACAGACACATCGGCGCAGTTTCAATGTATTCCGGAAGGCGGTGCTGGCATCATGAATCTCTATGACATCGACAATGCGATCCTCTCCTGCGTGGATATGGAAACAGGAGAGATCATCGATGCGGAAAAGCTCGACGAGCTGAAGATGGAGAAGGAACGGAAAATCCGCAACATTGCGTGCTGGGTGAAGGACCTGAACGCGGAGGCGGAAGCTCTGAAGAAACAGAAGGACTCGTTCGCCGCCCGTGAGAAGGCGGCAAAGAACAAGGCGGAGGGGCTGAAAGCATATCTCTCCTCCTATCTCGGCGGGAAAGAAGCCAAGGGGGCGGAGTATCAAATCTCCTTCCGTGCGTCACAGGCGACGGAGATCACGGATGAGGAAGTAATCCCTCCGGCGTACCGCATTCCGCAGCCGGACAAGATCGACAAGGATGGACTGCTCAAGGCGCTCAAGGGCGGTGCTGTCATTCCCGGGGCGCAGCTGATCGAGCGGAAGAACATCCAGATCAAGTGAGGTGATACCGATGGCAGGAAAGGCAATCTACGCCGCACTCATGGCAGTGCAGAGCGAACTGAAAGCACCAAAGGGACAAGAAAACACCTTCGGAAAGTACCGTTATCGCAGCGCGGAGGATATTCTGGAGGCGGTAAAGCCACTGCTCAAGGAAAACGGTTTGTACCTGCGTATCTCAGACACAGTGGAGCTGATCGGCGACCGTTACTACGTCAAGGCAACGGTCACGGCGGTGGACATCGCAACGGGGGAAGCGGAAAGCGCGACAGCATACGCCCGTGAGCAGGCAGAGAAAAAGGGAATGGACGCGGCGCAGGTGACGGGAGCAACGTCTTCGTATGCACGCAAATACGCCCTGAATGCGCTTTTCGGAATTGATGATACCAAGGATGCGGACACGGACGAATACACGCGTACGGGGCGTTCTGGTGCGAATCAAGAGCAAGCAAAGAAACAGGAACAGCCGCCCGCACAGGAGCAGACGGCTACGGTCAATGACACACACACGGCAATGAAGGAGCTCACGGCTGAAATGCAGCGTATCAATGCCACGAAGGAAGAAGTTGCGGGAATTTGCAGGAAGCTGTTCGGCAAATCTTCCTCGCGCGAACTTACAGCGGAGCAGCTGCGCAAGCTCACGGCGAATCTCGCGGCGGAGATCATGGCAGGGGCGGCATGATACAGGAACGCGTTACGGGCACGGTGAGGGACATTATGGAGGACGGGACGGCGGTCATACACGCCGCCCTCCCCGACCTCGATAGGGCTCTTCTGCGGGACTACGGAAAGGTGGAAATCATCCTGCCCGACGGACGGCGCATCTCTCCTGAACAGCGGCGTAAGGTGTACGCTCTCATCGGCGAGGTTGCCGAGTACGTCGACGGCATCCGAAACGCGGGGACGATTGAGAGTGCAAAGAAGACCCTCAAAATGGAGTTCATGCTATCCCGCATGGAGGGCATGGAGCGGCGGCTGTTCTCTCTTTCCAACTGCGATGTGACCACGGCACGGGAGTTCATCAACTTCCTCGTAGAGTTCATCATCGAGAACGATATCCCGACGCGTATCCCGCTGATCGAGAACTGCGAGGATATTGAGCGGTACGTATACGCCTGTCTCATGAGCAAAAAGTGTGCGGTATGCGGGCGACACGCAGACCTGCATCACGTCGATGCGGTCGGCATGGGGCGCAACCGCAAGGAGATATGTCACATCGGGATGCGTGCGTTGCCCCTTTGCAGGGAGCATCACACAGAAATTCATGCTGTTGGACGCGAGGACTTTATAAAGAGATATTTCCTCGAACCAGTACGGATTGATGAGAGGATCGCGAAAGTGTATCGGCTGAAAGCGAGGTGAATGATATGTTTGTTGTCAAAGACTTGGAGCGTCTGAAAGAGTATGGGTTTAATAATCCCGGACGTTGGGGTAACACCGAAAGGAACTTATTTGAGAAGGACATCGGTGCAACTCAATGGTTCGGGAGTATGGCGCACCTAAGTATGGTTGTGAATCCACACAAAGGAGCAGTGGAGAATCAACTTGTTCTTTGTTGTGAAGCCTGTGATACGGATGAAACTGTTGCTGATTGTGAGCTGACATGGGATTTTGGTGAACTCATGCAGATGCTACATGACGGCGTGATTGAGTGGGTAGAAAGCACTCATTCATAAAGGAAGCGAGGTGAAGATATGTTGACACTGATAGACCGGTTCAGGATGTTTGCAAGGGCAGCATCGGTGGACGATAGAATCGGCTCTACCGAAATAGCGGTTTATACAATGCTGTTGAGCATTGATAATGACCTGCTGTTTCAAGAGTGGTTCGGGTGCTCTGATCGCCGCTTGCAAGATATGACCCAAGTCGGAAGTGTGCATACCATCACAAAAGCGAAGAACAGATTGAAGCAGCTCGGGTGGGTTGATTTCAAGGCATCTGGCAAAAAGACGACCTTGTATAAATTGACTATCCCTAGTAGTGCTACAGATACTGCTACAGAATGTGCTACAGATACTGCTACAGATACTGCTACAGATACTGCTACAGATACTGCGGCATTAAGAAGACAAGACAAGACTGCTAGACAAGACAAGACTAAAAAGAAAATACAAAAAGAAAAGCCGCTTGACGTTCTGATTGCGGATTACACACAGGATTCTGATCTTCTCGATGCTCTCAGAGGGTTCGTCGAGATGCGCAAGGAGAAAAAAGCTCCACTCACAGAACACGCACTATCTCTCCTGCTCAAGAGGCTGGACGGATTAGGCCACAGTGACGCGGAGAAGGCAGAGATCGTCAATCAGTCGGTCATAAACAGCTGGAAGGGCTTCTTTGCCCTGAAACAGGAGGTGAGACAGCATGGAGCAGGCAGGAACGATAGCCGCGAGGCTCTTGAAGAACGGTATTCAGATTTCGCAGAAGCCGACCGCAACTACGTCCCTCCGTGGAAGTTACGACCTCCCGGCGGAGGAGATCAGGCGGCATCGGGAGGAGATTGCGGACATTGAGCGGGCACAGGAACGATGCAAGGGATGCACGGGGGAGGTCTGCAAACAGCCTTCTCAGGGCATGATTCCCGTCGTCGAAGTCCATGACGGGCGGTTTTGTTACGCTCTCAGGCGGTGCCGTCACGAGCGAAACCGTCTGGTACGTCTGCGCATCTCACAGCTCTTTGCCTCTGCCCGTGTCCCTAGGGCGTACGAGGGGGACACGTTCGCGGATTACATCGTCACAGCGGAAAACAAGGACGCCGTCGATGCGGCGCACATGATGGTTGTTGACGAGATCAGGGGGCTGTTTCTCCACGGTGAGAAAGGCACGGGCAAGACAAAGCTCGCGGCGATTATCGCCAACGAACGGGTGGGCGCAGGAAAGCCTGTGCTCTTTGCCTCTGTGCCTGACCTCATGGCAGACATCCGCGCATCGCTTTCGAGCGGCGGAACGTCGGAGCGGGTGCAGGCGGTCAAAGAGACGCCGTTCCTCGTGCTGGACGATCTCGGCGCGGAAAAAATGACCGAGTGGGTCGGCGAGCAGCTCTTTTGCATCGTCAACCACAGGTACAACGAGCAGCTGCCGACGGTCGTCACGAGCAACTACAGCCCGACGCAGATCATCCGCCACATGGCGACGGTGGATAGAGGCGGCAATGTGATTGACGACATGCAGGGGCAGCGGATTATGTCGCGCATCTACGAGATGTGCGAGCGGGTAGAGATTAGGGGTGCCGACTGGCGCATGAAAGGAGCGTGCTGAGATGGGCGCAGAAGAACGGGCAAAACGCCTCACGGATATTGCAAAGATCGTCGAGGAAAAAGCGAAAGACATTGATCGTTGCCACATGGAAGGTAGCTATGAAACTGATAAACCGTGGGAGGAAATGGTTTTTTGGCTTTGGAAAGCGAGAGAATGCGTAGACTCTTTGCTTGTGGCACCGGGAGGACAGAACATTGACACGACAAAGCCGCAGCCGTGCAACATGTTTGACGTTGCGGATGGTGAGGCGTGGGCAAAGGAACTGGGCAAGCACATGTATGATGTCGTTAGAGATGTGATATACATGGATCAGTTTTTTGATTGTGTAGAGCGTGCGGATGAAGCGGCTCTCGCCGAAAAACTCACGTATATTACCACGGTCTGTACGTCATGGATTGCGCGCTCGGCTACGACGAGGATGCACGTGGCGAGATGCAGAGGCGCGTGAACGAGAAGAACAAGGCACGCGGGTATTTCTGAGGAGGCGGCGACATGGAACAGGCGACAAAAGCTCAAATCATGTATGCCGAGGCACTTATTCACGAACTCGGCTATGACCTTGACGATTATCCGCTTTCGGAGATGAGCAAGCAGGAAGTTTCTGAGCTGATTGACGACCTCAAAGACGAACTTTGCGGGCGTGAAGTACTACGCGCATTCGGGATACGAGACGAGAGCAGCTTTTGAGAGGAGGTTACGTCATGGACGAGTATCATCCGTGCAAGAAGCCCGACCCGACGGCGCGGGAGGCAATCGGGAATGTGATGCGCCTTGTGCATACGCAGCGTAAAAAGGCGAATAAGTACAACGCCCGCAAGACAACGGTATGCGGGCACACGTTTGACAGCAAGAGGGAGGCGGAAATCTATCTTGACCTGCTATCACGCAAGCAGGCGGGGGAGATCGTGCGCATCGGCTTCCAACCGTCCTATACGCTCCTTGCGGGGTTCAAAGACAACACGGGGAAGAATCAGAAGCCGATTACCTACACGGCAGATTTCTTTGTCACTTACGCCGACGGGCATTCTGAGGTTATCGAGGTCAAGGGCATGCGGACGCGGGACTATCTCCTGCGCAAGAAAATGTTCCTCCACATGATGAGGGACACAGACATTGTGTTTCGGGAGGTGCGGTGATGGATTATCAAATTGAGTCCATGACACAGGACGAAAGCGGAATCGTCTGTGAGTTTTCCTATAATGGGCAGGAATATGAGGCTGTCATGGATGATTACGATGGTGAGTCTTATGGCATAACAATCTATCGCGGGTATGACCCGGATTTTGTGCATCTTGATTACACGGGATTTGTAAACGAGGAAGGCATGAGGAAGTGTGTTCGAGATTTTATCGCGGCGATTGAGGATGGGTGGATGTGGGACTGAAGGAGGTGCTGTAGTGACGCTAGGAAGTCTATTTGACGGCATCGGCGGGTGGCTTCTTGCGGCGCGTCATGCAGGGGTAACGCCTGTCTGGGCGAGTGAAATCGAGCTGTTCCCGTGCTCGGTGACAGCGCGGCATTTCCCCGATGTGAAGCAGCTCGGGGACATTACGCAGATTGACTCCGACACACTCACGCCTGTGGACATCATCTGCGCGGGCAGTCCGTGTCAAGACTTATCTATCGCAGGAAAAAGAAAGGGGCTAAACGGTGAACGCAGTGGCTTATTCCGAACAGCAGTTGACCTTGTTCGACGAATGCGGGAGCGTACCGCAGGGAAGTATCCGAGGTTCTTTGTGTGGGAGAACGTCCCAGGTGCTTTTTCATCCAGCCGGGGGATGGATTTTCAAGCCGTGCTCGAAGAAATCGGAGAAAGTGAAATTCCAATGCCTCAAGGTAATCGATGGGCTCCCGCTGGATTGGTGCAATGCCCGAGAGCTGAAATCGCATGGAGGGTATTGGACGCACAATATTGGGGAGTCCCCCAACGAAGAAAAAGAATCTTTCTTGTCGCGGATTTTGCAGCCCATGACCGACGTGCCGGAGAAATACTATTTGAGTGCGAAGGCGTGTCTGGGAATCCTGCGGAGAGCAAAGGAACGCGGAAAGGAGCTGCCCGAGGAACTGCGGATTGCACTCGAATTGCAGTCTACGACATGACACACGCGGATGAGGTCATGCGTCCTGTCAAAGATGGTATCGTCCCGACACTCAATGCGCGTATGGGAACGGGCGGAAATCAAGTGCCCGTCGTACTCACGGAAGGAAAGGTGCGCAGACTTGCGCTGACCGAGTGCGAACGCTTGCAGGGACTAGAGGACGGATACACCGAGGGCGGGAGCGACACGGCGCGTTATAAGGCTCTCGGAAACGGCATGGCGCAGCCGTGCGCAACGTATATTATCAAAAGAATAGCGGAGGCGGTTTCAAATGGAAGAATGGAGACCTGTTCCTGTTGAAGAGTTTTCGTCCTATGAGGTTAGTTCAATGGGCGCGGTACGACATAACGGAAGAATACTAAAACAATCTTTGTCTCGTGGATACTATGCGGTTGTTCTTTGCAACAAGGGGGTTAGGAAGCATTTTAGGGTTCATAGGTTGGTTGCACTTTGTTTTTTGACTTGTAGAACAGGCACATGGGTCAACCATAAGGATGGTAATAAAAGAAACAACTCCGTAAATAATTTGGAGTGGTGCACGCCGTCTGAGAATCAAAAACATTCGTGGACAAATGGTTTGACGGAGTTTACCCAAAACATGAAAGCCGCTGTCACAAAAACCATCCTAAAAGAAGTCGAGAAACAAAAGAAAAAAGTAATGTGTATTCAAAACGGGAGAATCATAAATATTTTTCCGAGTCTTACTGATGCGGCACGCTGCATAGGCGGTTCTCAACCCCGAATTAGTGATTGTTGCAACGGTAAAAGATATACACATAAAGGATATGTGTGGAAATTTGCGTAATGTGATTCGGAGGATTGTGGAGTGTGCAGAGGAGGTGCGGTAGTGGAGTACAAGATAGAGCGGCTGGGCGTCGAAGGGACACTTGTCTGCCAATTCGAGCACAAGGGGCACAGGTATTCCGCGCAGGTGGACAAGATTCCGCTGGGCGGCGAAAGAGCAGATGCTTGTTTTCCCTGAGATCGAGGAACAGCGGCTTTTTGCGTAGGAAATAACAACTACAATCGCAAAAATGCGGTTGAAAACACTGAATAACATCCAAAAATCGGGATATGCGACACTTATCTATGCGAAAAACGTGATGAAGGAGTGGGGAGTATGAAAAGAATTGAGCGGTTTTCCTGCGAGCATTGTGGAGGGGTATTTGATACTGAAGAGAAGGCAATAGCATGTGAGTTACATCATGCACATCCTATTGGGGTCACGAAGAATCATTTTGTTTGTCAATGGACTTTCCCAAGATATGTTGACATTGAAATGTCCGACGGTTCTATCGAAAGATATGAGTTCTGTAAGCAACTCGGAAAGGCAATATCAGAGGAGGAACGCAAATGAACCATTTCGTAGGCATTGGACGCCTGACGCGCGATCCAGAGGTAAGATACACACAGAGCGGCAAGGCGTGCGCGAAATTCACACTTGCGATTGACAGGCGCGGAAACGGGGAGAAGCAGGCAGATTTTATTCAATGCGTAGCGTGGGAAAAGATCGCTGAAGTCATCAGTCAGTACACGGGGAAGGGACGCAAGATTGCCGTCGAGGGGCGCATCCAGACGCGCAGCTATGACGCGAATGATGGAAGCAAGCGCTATGTGACGGAGGTCGTCGTCCAGAGCATGGAGTTTTGCGACAGCAAGGGCGGGCAACAGTTAAGCGATGCTAAAGAGTTCGGCGGGACGACGGTGCCCGATGATGATATTCCGTTTTGAGGGGGAGTAAAAGTGGGACTGACAGCACTTCAGCGCAGACTTGTTCGCGCCATCATGGACTGCAACAATATCACGGAAGCAATTAGGAATGATGCGTTGCTTGTTGTTCGAGAAGATAAAACAGCAAAGAATGATGCCTTTTGTAAGGAGGCAATCAATCGTTTGGAGAAGAAAAACCTGTTGGATACTATGTCGCTTGCGGCAAACAACAGAAATATTATTTCGGAGGATTGTTCGGGGTTCCTCGCAAATCGTTACTACATCTCTGCACGGGAACAGGAGTTGTTCCGGCATATTCATAAAATGCGCCGCGTATCTCAGCGCATGAGCGAGATGCAGATACGTTATCTGAATGCGACGCTGCTCTATGGGGAGAGCGGCACAGGGAAAACGACCTTTGGGCGCTATATTGCCTATCGGTTCGGACTTCCGTTTATTTACATCAATCTTTCTATGACGGTGGATTCTCTCTTAGGCAGTACGTCAAAGAACATCTCCAAAATCTTCTCTGATCTTCAAGGGATTCCATGCGTGTTTATGATGGATGAGGTTGATGCAATCGGAATGATGCGTGGGAGTGGCACAAACTGCGACGATGAAATGGCTCGCGTTGTTATTTCGATTATGCAGATGATCGACCGCATGAGTTCGGATATGATTCTCATTGCCGCGACCAATCGCTTGGATGTACTTGACGAAGCCCTTATCCGGCGATTCTCTGTGAGACATGAGGTCAAGAGATTTTCCCCAAAGGAGAATCAGGAGATGCTGAAACGCTTTGTCGATGATGTCCCTGTTGATTTTGCGCCGGATGAGATCAATGACATTGTGGAGAGATATGACGGGCGGGCACAGTCCTATCTAATCAACGTGTTGGTTGAGAGAATTGCAGATAAAGTTGTTGGGGGAGCGACTGAGGAGGAGGAAGTGTTATGAAATGCCCATGTTGCGGTAAGGATCAACTTATTTTATATGTGAAGGTGGAACTGGGAGCCTATGTTGATGAATGTGGCGAAATTCAGCTCTTAGAGGAGAACATGGGAGATGTGATGGACTGTTTTCTGGATAACCTTGGCGTTTGTGGTAAATGCCATGCATGCAAGCAGGAGTTTGACGTGGATGTAACCGAATCGATGAAGGTGAAACAAATAATACCGAGAGAGGAGCGTTCTAAATGAGCCCGTGGGTGTTTTATGTGATTGATGTAGTTAATTCACTACGTATAGTGATGATTATTACGACGTTCTTGTCAATCCTTTGTTTGTTCTTCGTGTTTTCTTGCGACGACGAGCATGAATCACCCATGCCCAGCAAGTGGGAATTTCTTTTGTTTTTTTTAGTGACAGGTGTTGTTGCCGCTATTCTTGCGATCTTTCTTCCGAGCAATGAAACGATGGTTCAGATGCTTGTGGCGGCAACGGGGACGGATATAGACCATGTACGGCAGATCGAAGAAGTGACAAATGCAATTTTGCAGAGATAGGAGGTATCCGATGCTCGAAAACGACGCAGCCTTGGAGATGGCAGACGAGATACGGCAAGACCGCAAGCAGGCGGAATTCATGCTGCTGAACTATACGGAGGCGCTGAAAACGTACCGTCTGAAGCGTGAAGAGTATGTGCATGGCACACCTGCGCAAGGAGGCGGGAATCTTCCTGGGCATCCGACGGAGGCGGAGGCTCTGCGCGGTGTCAAGTTTGATGAGACGTATCCTGCCTACACATGGCTGCGGGCAGTGGAGTTTGTAGAACGTGGACTCTCAGAGCGTAAGCGGATATTTCTGGATGCGCGGCGTAAGGCGTCACGCGACAAGGCAGGCAGAGGGCGCAGGGCGTGGCTCGTGCGCACGCAGATGATGTACTGCGAGGCGATGCGGGAGCGGTTTCTCAATACGGAGTTCTTTGTGTCGGAGCGGTCGTTGAGAGCTATGTGGCAATATGTTGTTGATCGTGTGGTCGAAGCATATCTGAAATTGGAGCAGAAAAAAATTAAATAGACATGTCTCATAAACGCCTTTTTCGGTGCTAAAATGCTATTGTGGGTAGTTTGGAGATAGCCCTAAGCTGCCGCGCATTACCTCCTATACTCCGTGACGAGCCGTCTCAATCGAGGCGGCTTTTCTCGTGGGGAGGAGGATTGTCTAGGAGGCGTATGGATGAGTGATGCTGAGCTATTATGTGGTGATTGCTTTGAGCTTATGCAGGGGATTCCGAGCGAGAGCGTTGATATGATTCTCACCGACCCGCCGTACGGTGTGACGTGTTGCGCGTGGGATAAGGTACAGTCGTTTGAATTGATGTGGCAGGAATTCCGGCGCGTCATCAAGCCGAACGGTTGTATTGCGATATTCGCAGGTGAGCCGTTTTCCTCGGCACTGGTGCAATCGAATCTCAAAATGTACCGTTATGAGCTCATTTGGAAAAAGAATGTTGCGACGGATTTTCTCAGCGCAAGACGAAGACCGATGCGGATACACGACAAGATTCAGGTCTTTTATAAAAAGGCTCCAATTTATCATCCGCAAAAAACGAAAGGGGAACCTTACGATCGTGGATGGCAGAATCGAAAAAGTGAACTTTATGGTGAGATGAATCGTCAACGATCAAAGAGTGAAAATGGTGAGCGTTTTCCGACGTCGGTGTTAAATTTTAAGCGGGAATATCATTTTCATCCAACACAAAAACCTGTTCCGCTTCTTGCGTGGCTGATTCGTACCTACACGGACGCAGGGGATACGGTTCTTGACTCGTTCATGGGCAGCGGCTCTACTGGTGTCGCCTGCGTGCAGGAGGGACGGCGATTCATCGGGATTGAGAAAGAACAGAAGTATTTTGATGTGGCGAAAGAGCGTATTGCTGAGATATAAGTTTTAGTTTGTTGGGAGGTGTTTGATATGGCACGACCGAGGAAGAATATTGATCGTGAGGAGTTTGAAAAACTCTGTGGCTTACAATGTACGCAGGCTGAGATATGCGACTGGTTCGGCGTGTCGGACAAGCCTCTTAATGCATGGTGCAAACGTACATATCACATGAGTTTCTCCGAAGTTTTCCGGCAAAAAAGAGGCTTGGGGAAAATATCTCTGCGCCGCGCACAGTTCCATCTTGCCGAAAAATCTGCAACGATGGCGATTTTCTTAGGCAAACAGTATCTTGGACAGACGGATGTGCAGGAAATTAAAGCGACGGTTACTGAAAATCCCTTTGCAGGGCTTTCGACTGAGGAGCTGCGGAACGTGATCGACAGTGGATAGCAGGCTGATTCTTCAAGCAAAACTGGAACTTGCAAGGCGCGAGTTCTTTTTTTATTGCTGTCTGCGCGCGCCGGACTTCTATAAGCCCGAGCACGCCTATCTCCGTGAGCTCTGCGATGCACTGCAGGCGTTCTACGAGGGCGGGGATGAGGTACTTGTCATCAACGAGCCGCCGCGCCACGGCAAGAGCCGCACGGCGGGGCTGTTCGTGGAGTGGATCCTTGGCAGGAATCCGAAGGAGAAGATCATGACGGGCTCGTACAACGAAACGCTCTCAACGGTCTTTTCTAAAAACGTCCGCAACAGCATTCAGGAGATTAAGGCGGATGCAGCACGCATCGTCTACAGCGACATCTTCCCCGGCGTTGCGATCAAGGCGGGTGACGCGGCGATGAATCTATGGAGCCTCGCGGGTGGGTACAACAGTTATCTTGCGACCTCTCCGACAGGTACCGCAACGGGCTTCGGCTGCTCGCTGATGATTATCGACGACCTCATCAAGAACGCGGAAGAGGCGTATAACGAGACAGTCAAAGAAAAGCATTGGGACTGGTTCACGAATACGATGCTCTCGCGTCTCGAGGAGGGCGGCAAGATCATCGTCATTATGACGCGTTGGGCATCGGATGACCTCGCGGGCAATGTACTCAGGCATTTCGCCGACCGCCGCATCCGCCACATCTCCATGAAGGCACTGCAGGACGACGGGACGATGCTTTGCGATGAAATTCTCTCACGCAAGTCCTACGAAGACAAAGTACGGGCGATGGGCGCGGATATTGCCTCTGCGAACTATCAGCAGGAGCCGATCGACATTAAGGGCAGACTTTACAGCACGCTCAAGGCCTACGATAACGTACCACGCGACAGCAGCGGGCATCCGCTTTTCTCGTCGATCAAGGCGTATGTGGACACAGCGGACACGGGCGAGGATTACCTCTGCGCCATCGTGTACGGCGTATACGCCAAGGAGGCCTATGTGCTCGACGTGCTCTATACGAAAGCCCCGATGGAGGAGACAGAGCCGTTGGCGGCGCGGATGCTCCACAAAAACGGCGTCAATATCGCAGATATCGAATCCAACTCCGGCGGGCGCGGATTCGCCCGCTCGGTGGAGCGGCATCTGCGGGAGACGTTCGGGAGCAACAAGACCATCATCCGCCCGTTCCACCAGTCGCGGAACAAAGTAGCGCGGATCCTCTCCAATGCGACGTGGGTGATGGAGCACATCTATTTCCCGACCAACTGGCGCGACCGTTGGCCGGAGTACTATGACGCCATGACGCGGTATCAGCGTGAGGGCAGAAACAAGCACGATGATGCGCCCGATGCGACAACAGGCATTGCCGAGAAGATCGGCGCGGGGGATCTCTATAGTTTTGAATAAGGAGGCAGGCTATGTCCTTTATGGACGTGATACGGCACATCATACGGAGCGGCGCGCAGTCCGTCATGATCGAGGAGGACTTTATCGAGGTCGAGACGGCGGCATGGCTCGTCTCCGAGAAACGCCGTCAGATGATGATCGGGCAGGCTTACGCGCGCGGCGAGCATGACGTGCTCCAGAAGACACGCAGCGCGATCGGCGACGGCGGCAAAAAGACCACGGTGCGCAATCTGCCGAACAACATCATCATCGACAACCAATACGGCAAGCTCGTCAATCAAAAGGCAAGTTACCTGCTCGCGAAGCCCTTTGAGGTCAAGACGGAGAACGAGGCATTCGGCGCACAGCTAAAGCCCGTGTTCAATCAGGCATTTCGGCGGACGCTCAAGCAGATCGGCGAGGACTGCCTCAATGCGGGAGTTGGATATCTATATCCCTACTTTGCGGATAACGAGCTGCGCTTTCGCCGTTTTGCGCCGGAGGAGATATTGCCGTTCTGGGCGGATGATGCACACGAGGAGCTGATCTCCTTCCTGCGCGTCTATACACTCGAGTACTACGAGGGGCGCACGAAGAAGCAGAGTATCAAGGTGCAGTACTTCTCAAAAGATGGTGTGCGGTACTTTACTTTTGATTCCGGGAAACTCCTGCCGGATGTAGAGGCAGAGGATTCGCCCTATCTGCAGGTGGGCGGCGTGCCGATGAATTGGGATCGCGTGCCGCTTATCGTGTTTCGCGCGAACAGTGCCGAACGTCCACTAATCGCACGCGTGAAGTCCCTGCAGGATGCACTCAACACGCTGCTTTCGACGTTCGCGGACAACTTGCAGGAGGACGCGCGGAGCACGATCCTTGTCATCCACAACTATGACGGTCAGGAGCTTGGCGACTTCCGCAAGAATCTCTCGACTTTCGGCGCGGTCAAGGTGCGCGACACAGACAGCGGCAAGGGCGGCGTGGAGACGCTCTCCATCGAGGTCAACGCGCAGAACTATGAGCTCGTCCTGCGCCTCCTCAAGCGTGCCATCATCGAGAACGGCTGCGGATTCGACGCGAAGGATGACCGTCTATCGAACAACCCGAATCAGATGAACATCCAGTCGATGTACTCGGACATTGACCTTGACGCCAACGATATGGAGCTTGAATTTCAAGCGGCGCTGGAGCGTCTCATGTGGTTCGTCGGCGTTGCGCTGCGGCTGAAAAAGGTCGAGCCTGAGACGGTGGAGTTTGTCTTTAACCGAGACATCCTCATCAACGAGGCGGAGGCGATTGCGGACTGCCGCGATTCCGAGGGTGTAATCAGCCGTGAGACCATCGTCGCAAATCATCCGTGGACGAAGGACACGAAAGCAGAGCTCGAACGTCTCAAAAAAGAGCGCGCCGATGAGGCGGAGGAGATGCGGGGCATGTATCCGGTAGGTGAGGAGAATGGAGCACGATAAGTACTGGGCTGAGCGATTCGAGCAGCTGACGGAGGCGGAGCTTCGCAAGGCGGACGATCTCAGCGCGGAGATGGTCAAGGAGTACCGACAGACCGCGCAAGACCTGAATGACGATATTCAGCGTTGGTATGCACGATTCGCCGCTGAGAACAAAATGAGCCTTGCCGAGGCACGGCGTGTACTGATGGGGCGAGAACTTGCTGAGTTCCGCTGGACGGTGGACGAATACATTAAATATGCCAAGAAAGCGGATCTTTCCGAGGCATATATCCAGAAGCTAAAGAATGCCTCCGCGCGTGTCCACATTGACCGCCTCGAGGCGATACGGATGCAGATGGCACAGCACGTCGAAAAGCTTGCGGCAAAGGGGAATGCACGCCTCACGGACGTGCTGCGCGACATCTACCCCGACGCGCAGATGCGCACAGCGTACGAGGTGCAAAAGAAAAAGGGGTTTGAACCCTTCGCTCGCATCCCCGAGGCAGATGTTGACCGCATCCTAAAGAAACCGTGGGTATCCGATGGGTTGAACTTCTCTGACCGCATCTGGCGCGACAAAGAACGCCTGCTGAATACCCTGCAAGGAGAGCTGACGCGCGGACTGATACGCGGCGAGCCATACGGCAAGATTGCACAGCGGATCGCGGGGCGCATGGGTGTCGCCCGCAGCGCGGCGGCGCGGCTTGTAGAGACGGAGGCGGCTTTTTTCTCCTCACGGGGACAGCTGGACGCATTCCGCGACCTCGGCGTGGAGCAATATGAGTTCGTGGCGACGCTCGACAGCAGGACATCAGAGACGTGCCGCGAGATGGACGGCAAGGTGCTTCCCCTCTCAGAGTTCAAGCCTGGCATCACCGCCCCGCCGCTGCACTGTCACTGCCGATCAACCACCTGCCCGTACTTCGATGATGAGTTTACGGAGGGCGAGACACGGGCGGCGCACGATCCGGAGACGGGGAAGACCGTGCAGGTGAATACCTATTTCCGCTACGAGGAGTGGAAAGCGGTCTACGTAGATAAGACCAAGACGTATCAGCAGTGGCGGCGTGATAACCTCTTTGAGCGGAAAATCCTGAAAGACGTGACCGAACAGTTCCTAAAAGACAAACAAAAGAGCGGCGGAACACTTACAGTCCCGCCGCAGTCGGTCTATTCGGTTAAAGATCATCGGGAAGAAATCCGCGTCGCTGAGATTCTGCAAGAGAGCATCGGCGGCGATATGGTGCTGCTCACTGAAAGAAATTATGAGGGACTAAGAACGCCTGACTATGTGTGGGACGGCACACTTTGGGATTTGAAGGTCATATCTTCGGTGAACGCGGTGCATAATGCGTTAAGAAAAGGCTTGAGGCAGATAGCGTCCAATCCAGGTGGAATCATCCTATGGATGGCGGGCGACCGTATGAAGTTAGATGATGTTGTCGTAGCAGTTGCGAATCGGCTATATCGGAGCGCCGCTTTTGATTTGAAGCTCATCATTGGGAAAGATGATGCTATCGTGCAAGTATTAAAATACACAAAGAAGGAGTGAACCCATCCCCCCCGCCAATATGGGCAGAGGGTCGTGCTCACTCCTGTTACTTGTATTATACAATAGTCCAATTTGAAAATCAATAGGGGGTAATCATGCGAATCATCATTGAAGGGACGAAGGACGAAATAGCGGCGATCCTTCGCCTTGAAGAATCGCCGCAGGTGGATGTAGATAAGGTTGCAGAAACACTCTCTACGCTTCTCTCGAACGCAATGAAATCTCCTGCTCGTACAACTTGAGGGTGTCGATTGCTGGAGAATTATAGCACAATTTAAGGAGGTGGTGCCGTGGCGCACTGAATCATATCGATATAGCAATCTAGCAGAATGGAGGAATCTATGACAAAAGACGAACTCAAGGCTCTCGGGCTCTCCGATGAACAGGCGGCGAAGGTCGCGGAGGACTACGAAAAGAACTACGTCGAAAAGAGCCGCTTCACTGCCAAGGAGGACGAGCTCAAGGCGGCCAAGGACGAGAGTAAGACCGCACGCGGGGAGCTCGACAAGCTGAAAAAGGATCACAAGGACAACGCTGAACTCGTCAAGCAGATCGACGAGCTCAAGGCGGCCGCCGATGCACGCGACAAGGAGCACGCAGCGAAGGTCAAGGCGATGGAGATTGATTCCATCGTTGAAAAGTCCCTGCTCGGAGCGAAGGCGAAGAACACCGCTGCTGTGCGTGCACTCCTGAAGCTCGAGGGCGCAGAGGCGGAGAATGGGGCGATTAAGGGGCTTGACGATCAGATCAAGAAGCTCAAGGAATCCGACGCCTATCTCTTCGAGGAGGATACAGTGCGGATTGACGGGCTGAACCCGCCCGGTGGCAACGGCGGCGGTACGCCCGCACCGACGGTTCAGCAACAGTTTGAGACAGCGATGGGGCTGTAAGCGAAAGGAGTAAATTTTATGGCAATCAATACGCTTGAGATGGCAAAGATTTTCCAGCAGTCGCTCGACAAGCAGATGGGCATCGAGGCGACATCGGGCTGGATGGAGAGTAACGCGCAGAACGTGAAGTACAACGGCGGCGACACGGTCCGCATGCCGCGCATCTCGACCACGGGCATGGCACGCTATGACCGCGACGAGGGATTTAACCAGGGCTCTGTGACGCTCTCCTATGACGACTACAAGCTGACGCAGGATCGCGGCCGCACGTTCCAGCTCGACTCCATGGATGTGGATGAGAGCAACTTTATCGCCTCGGCAGGGACGGTCATGGGCGAGTTCCAGCGGCTGCATGTCGTTCCCGAGGTGGATGCGTACCGCTACAGCCGCATTGCCGCGCTCGCGAAGAACGCGCATCGCACGACGGACGGATTCACGCCGAGCGAGACGAATATCCTTGCGCAGCTTGACAAGGAGATCACCGACCTGCAGGATGCCATCGGCGAGGCAGAGCAGCTGGTGATCCTCATGGCGACGCCGATCCGCACGGTGCTCAACAACGTGAAAAACATCGAGCGGCGTCTTGACGTGACGCAGTTCAAGGCGGGGGAAATCAACACAAAGGTCAAGACCTACAACGAGATCCCGATTTTCTCTGTGCCCTCGCTGCGCATGAAGACGGCATACGTATTCAAAGACGGCAAGACGACGGGGCAGGAGGCAGGCGGATTCAAGGCGGATACGGGTGCGAAGGCCATCAACTGGATTATCATCTCGCGCCATGCGCCGATTGCGATCTCCAAAACGGACAAGGTACGCATTTTCACACCAGATGTGAACCAGAAGGCGGACGCGTGGAAGCTCGACTATCGCAAATTCCATGACATCTGGATCCCGACGAATAAGCTCGCGGGTGTCTGGGCGAACATCGGCGCATAAGGAGGTATATCATGGAACGACTGATACGGCTCAACGAGGTGCAGTACGCCGCCACTGAGGCGCAGGCAGAACGCCTGAAGGAGCATGGCTTTCGCGTGGAGGCTCTGCCCGAAGAGGCCCCCGAAACGAGCGCTGCCGATGAGGAGGACGGCAAGAACGCCTCCGATGGCGACAAGAAGGGCGGCAAATAATGCTCGCCGATGTACGGATGCTGATTAAGGCATCCGTCGGCTACGAGGTGCAGGATATTGACCTGCCCGTCCTCTCGTACATCTACAGCGACGTTGAACAGCACATCAAGAATGACTGCAACGTGGCAGAGATCCCCGCGGGGCTGCGGACGGTGCTCGACGAGCTGACGGCGGGCAAATTCCTCGCTCTGCAAAAGGGCGTGATTCTCGGCACGGAGGGTACGGAGGTCGTGAAGTCCATCCGCGAGGGTGACACGACCGTCGAACTCGGCGGGACAAGCACAGAGCAGCGGTATGACGCTCTTGTGCGCGTGCTCACAAGGGAGCGTGATCTCTCATGTTACCGAAAATTTCGCTGGTAAAGCGCGCGGTAGAGCATCTCTATGACGGCAGAATGACTGTTGAGGAGGCGCGCAAGGAGAAGAACGCGAAGAACATCACCGCGCTCGTATGGAGCGCAGTCATTGAGGATGTACCATGCCGCGTCAGCTACAAAACAGTCGCACCTGCGGGGCGTTCAGACACGGTGGACAGCATCGCACAGGCGATTACGCTCTTCACCGCACCCAATATTGATATCAAGCCCGGCAGTCGTATCGTTGTTACGCAGCGCGGGCGCACGATGCGTTTTTCCTGCGCAGGCATCCCTGCGGTCTACGAATCGCATCAAGAGATTCCACTGACGCGGTGGGAGGAGCATCCGTAATGGCAAAGATCGACACACGCGAACTAAAGGCGTTCCAAGCGAAGCTGAAGCAAGTCGCGACACCTGCAGAGCGTCAGCGGTTCTACGAGGCCTGCCTCGGCGAGCTTACGGCGCGTTTTCTGCGTAAGGTCATCAAGCGCACGCCCGTCGGGAAAACCACTTATGAGCCGATCAGGGAAAAGGACGGCAGCCCGGCAACGTATCGGCGCGGAAAGCGCAAAGGCGAAGTGAAGCTTCGGCGTCTCTCAGGCGGCGGGACGCTGCGGCGCGGGTGGTCGATGCTGCTCAAGGGCAAGATTCGCGTGCAGAGGATCGGCGATACCTATCAGGTTGAGCTCGTCAATAACACTGAGTATGCCTCCTATGTCGAATACGGGCATCGGCAGACACCGGGGCGGTATGTGCCCGCCATTGGTAAACGCCTTAAGGCGGCATGGGTGGAAGGGCAATTTCCGATGACCCTCTCTGCCCGCGAGGTGGAGAGTGCGGCACCTGCGATTCTGGCGCGAAAGATTCAGCGGTATTTTGAGGAGAGGATCCATGGGAAATGACATTGTGGACGGGATCGCCGTTCGTCTTGGCGAGCTGTTTCCCGACGTTGAAGTGCATCGGGATGAAATCGGGCAGGGTTTTGAAGAACCTTGCTTTTTCATTTTGCCGCTTCGCATGGCGCAGGAGGCGAAGCTCGGCAACCGCTATTATCGGCAGCACAGTTTTGACGTGCATTATTTCCCACGCACGGAGGGTGCATCCGAGGAGGTGCAGGAGGTCACGGATACGCTTCTCATGGGGCTCGAATACATCCGTATGGGTGATGACCTCATCCGTGCAACTCGCACGGAGGCAGAGATACATGACGGTGTGCTTCACTTCATGGCGGACTATGACGTATTCGTTCTCCGTGAGCGTGAGAAAGTACCGCCGATGGAGACGCTGACGCAGCGTCAGCGCGTGAAAGGATGATGAATGTATGGACGAAGAGAAAGCGGTGCAGAAGGAGGCACGCTATACGCGTGAGGCGCTTGCGGCATCGGCGAAGTATCGCCCGTGCTGCGACGCGCTCATGATTCTCCTCGAGGAGGGGAAGGAATACACCTTCGCCGAGGTTGATCAGATGGTGGAGGAGTTTAACGGCAGGACTGTCACTGAGGCGACAGTCGGGAAGGAGTGATTTTATGGCACTGGGCGGCGGTACTTGGCTGTTTCAAAACAAGAAACTGCCTGGGACGTATATCAATTTTGTGTCGCGTGTGCGGGCATCGACGGACATCACGGATCGCGGCTATGCAACGATGCCGCTTGAGCTGGACTGGGGCCCCGTTGGCAGTGTGTTTGCCGTAACGGCAGAGGACTTTCAGGAGCGCAGCCTTTCGATCTTCGGCTATGCGTATACCGCGCCGGAGCTCAAGTCCCTGCGTGATCTCTTCCTCAACCTCAAAACGGGGTACTTCTACCGCCTCGACAACGGCGCGGTGGCGGCATCCTGCGCACTGGCGAAGGCAAAGTATCCGGGCAAACGAGGGAATGACATCACGGTGTCTGTAGCGGCAAACGTTGACAACACGAGCGCATTTGACGTGACAACCTATATGATCGTTGACGGCTCGCCCGCAAAGGTGGATGAGCAAAAGAACGTCAAGGCATGGGCGGATGTTGCGGATAACGACTATGTGACATGGACGCGTACGGGGAATCTCGAAGCGAAGGCGGGTGAGAAGCTGAAGGACGGCACAAACGGTGCGGCGGTCACGGGGCTCCAGTATCAGAGCTATCTTGACGCCATCGAGCCGTACTATTTCAACATCATGGGCTATGCGGGCTCGGATGCGACGATCCAGCAGCTTTTGATCCAGTTCACGAAGCGGATGCGTGGGGCAACGGGCGCGAAGTTCCAGCTCGTCATCCACGGATGTGAGAACGTCGACTATGAGGGCGTGATCTCGCTCAAGAACGCCGTACGCGACGAGGGCGCACAGCCGGGCGCAGCAGTCTATTGGCTCGTTGGTGCAGAGGCAAGCTGCGCGGTCAACGCATCGTGTACGAACAAGACCTATAACGGCGAGTACAAGATCAACACGAAGTACAGTCAGACGGAACTTGAGCGGGCGATGGCCTCCGGCATGATGATGTTCCACAACGTCGCGGATTCGGTCTCGGGGGATGTGGTCGGCAAGACAAACATCCTCAGTGACATCAATACGTTCACGAGCTTCTCGAAGAAGAAGAACGAAGATTTCTCGCTGAATCAGGTCATCCGTGTCCTCGATCAGATCGCCATTGACGTGGCACGGCTCTTTAACAAGACCTACCTCGGCAAAGAGCAGAACGATGAGGACGGGCGCACGGCACTCTGGGGCGATATCGTTGCGCTCCACAAGGAGTATCAGCGCGTGCGTGCTATTCAGAATTTCGACCCGAAGGATGTACCGATTCCGACACAGGGCGAGAAGAAACCGGACGTGCTCATGAACTACTCCGTGCAGCCGTCGTGCTGTATGGAACGCCTCTATATGACCATTGAGGTAGCGTAAGGAAAGGAGTGAAACACTATGGCACTAAGTGCGATCCGCACGATGCACGCGAAGGATGTCATCTCGGCAAAGCTCGCGTCGGCGTATGTGTCTGTCAAGGGAGAGCGGTTCCTGCTCTTCCAGGCAAAAAAACTCGAGGCAAAGCTTGAGAAGAAGAAAGAGGAGGTCGCCATCCTCGGACGCATGGCAAAGGGGCACAAGGCAACGAGCGTCAATGGCACGGGGAACATGACGATCTACAAGAATACGCCGCTCTTTGACAGGATGCTTCTGGAATTTAAGTCCACGGGCAAGGATACCTATTTTGACCTGCAGATCACAAACGAGGATCCGACCTCGGAGGCAGGGCGGCAGGTGACCATCCTCAAGGACTGCAACATTGACAGCGGCATTATTGCCGCATTTGACGCTGACGGCGAATGGCTCGAGCAGGACGTAGACTTTACCTTTGAGGACGTGGAGCAGCCGACGCAGTTCAAGATGCTCGACGGGATGCAGTAAAGGAGAAACAGCATGGAAAATATGACACTGGCAGGATTTCTTTCCGAAAACGCGATCAAGCCAGCGTGTGTTGAGTACGTGGCATCGAAACGGTTCAAGGGCGCGGACGGCAAGTCAATCGCATGGCAGATCACGCCGATCTCCAACGATGAAAACAAGGCAATCGCTGACCGTAATCGTAAGAAGTCGTTCGTCCCCGGCACGCGTGAGACGCAGGTGCATCTCGATCAGGATCAGTACGTGAACGACCTCATCTGTGCGTGTGTGACCTATCCGAACCTCAACAGTGAGGAGCTGCAGAACTCCTACAATGCTGTCGGAGCTGGTGAGCTCGTACGGCTCATGCTGACGCCGGGCGAGTACAGTGACCTCTTTCAGGCGGTCATGCAGGCGAACAACTTTGAGGCGGGCATGGATGAGAAGATCAAAGCCGTAAAAAACTAATTAAGGGGGGCGAGTTCTATGCCAACATGGCATATTTCGCGCTCCTAAAGTTTCACATATTGCCGCACGTCCTGTTCTCCTTGCCGGAGAACGAGCGTGCCTTTGTATTTGCGGCGATTTCTCTGAAGATGAAGGCGGATAAGAAAGCGACGGCAGAAGCAAGACGAAAATGCTAAGCAGGATACAAAAACCTCACGTCGAATAATCAAAGTATCGACGAGAGGAGTGTGATGATAGTGGGTAAGTTTTGTACCAACTGCGGCACTGAGGTGACGGGCAAGTTTTGTGCAAACTGCGGGCATCCTGTCGGTGATGTACCTGACAAAGCTCCTGCACCTGTGCCACAAGAGACGCTGAACGGCGTTACATTTGACCCTGTGCCGATATTTGCGGCGCATAAGGGGCTTATAGGGCGGATACAAATCGCAACCGAGATAGGAAACCTCACTCGTGCAAGACCAAAGGAAATAGCAACGTTCGTTGACGAGCATTATAAAGATCCTGTGTTCATGAAGTGCGTTGCGGACTATCAGACACCCCAGGAGGAGCGAGTAGAGGAGGAAATACCGCCTCTGGCCTGTCCTGCGTGCAAATCTACGGATATTGAGTTTCAAAAGAAGGGGTACGGTTTTGGAAAGGGGCTTGTTGGCGCGGTTCTCTTAGGCCCTTTAGGAGCGCTTGCGGGCGGAATTGGCTATAAGGACGTGGAATGCCTCTGCCGTCGTTGTGGAAATAGGTTTACGCCTAAAAAGAAGTAGATACTACAAGAAAAGCACTTTGCGAAATGCGGAGTGCTTTTCTTATGCCCATTTTGAAAGGAGGGGACGTATGGCTACGATTAAGCAGGCGTTTGAACTCTTAGATGGTGTATCGCCCGTGCTGGATAAGATTTCCCGCACGATGGATAAGACCATCGGCAAATTTGACCGCACGGCGAAAGCCGCATCCAGTATGGAGACGGCGGCAGAGATCGGCGCGAACGGCATCCGCAGCGCGGCAGAACGATCGGCATCGCCAATTCAGATGCTCGGCGGGCTTGTCACGGGGCTGAATCAAAAGCTGCGCAGTGCAGGAAACGGCGCGTTTGAAAAGATCAAATCGGGGCTGTCGGGCATGGCGGGGCAGTTCGCACTTGCGACCGTCGCGGCGAGTGCCTTTATGTCCGCTCTCAGCTATATTTCGGGGCTTCCTGAACGTCTGACGCGGGCAAGTGACGCCTACGCGGGCATCCAGGCACGTCTGCGCATGGTGGCGGGCGGCGCACAGCAGGCGGCGGAGCTGAATGATCTCATCTACGCCTCGGCGCAGCGGGCACGCGGCAGCTATGATGAGATGGCAGATTCTGTCTCCAAGATTGCCATGACGGCGAAGAAGGCATTCCCCGATGCGCATGATGTTGTTCCATTCATGGAGGGAATCCAGAAACTCTTTGTCATCGGCGGCACGGGGGTAGAGCAACAGAAAGACGCCATGCTGCAGCTGACGCAGGCACTTGGCTCGGGCAAGCTGCAGGGCGACGAATTCCGCTCTATCGCGGAAGCCGCGCCGCTCATTGAGCAGATGGTCGCGAAGTACATGCAGATTGACCCTGGACAGCTCAAGGCAATCTCGAGCGAGGGGAAGATCACCGCTGACATCCTAAAGAATTCAATCCTCACGAACCTCGACCTCATCAATGATCAGTTCGGTGCGATGGGGCGCACGTGGGAACAGAATATGCAGGTCATAAAGAATGCGGGGCTTCGCGCATTCACACCTGTGCTGACGGAGATCAATCGTCTTGCCAATACAGAGGGGGCACAGCGGCTCGCTAATGCAATCGTCTGGGGGCTTGGCGTTGCAGCAGCAGCGATTTTCGGCATCATCAATAATATCGAATGGCTCGGCAATGTGATTTATCAAGTCGGTGCGTATATTGGCTCGTGGCTCGGCGCAGGCTTCATGATTGCGTACCAGTCTTTCGAGGCATTCATTGATTTCGCGATAGCGGGGCTTGCTGTCTATGCGGGGTACTGGATAGCAACAAATGTATTGATTGATTCCTATGTTCTCTCGCAGCTCGCGGCTACGGCGGCACAGTGGGCACTCCACGCGGCAAGCACGGCGTATGCTGCCGTTTTGGCAATCATCAATCTACGCACTACGCTTGCCACTGCGGCTACCGCTGCGTGGGCATTTGTGACGGAGGGATTAAGCGCCGCGTGGCGTGTCCTGAACATCATCATGTATATGAACCCGATCGGGCTCGTCATAGGGCTTGTACTCGTTGCGATTGGCGTTTTCGCTGCGTGGGTCATGCATACATACGGGCTACGAAATGCACTCGCGAGCGCATTCAGCGCAATGGCAGGGATTGTTGCAAACGCCGTGAACTTTATGATTGACCGCATCAACAACCTGATTCAGCTGATCAACAAGGCGGCAGAGGGCATCAACGGGCTCTTTGGCACAAATATCGGTGCCGTCGGAGAGATTGAGTACCGCGCCGATCCGGGGCAATGGAGTAAAGATGCAGGGGATTTTGTGCAGAACTTTGATATCCATAACTATATTCCCGGGCTTCCTGAGGGGCTGACGCCTGACGCATCAGGCTATACTCCTGCGGGCGGCACACCGTTTGACCCAACGGGCGACCTTGGCAAGGCGGGCAAGGAGACGGCGGATAATACGGGCGCCATCAAGGACGCGATGGAGATCACGGAGGAGGATCTGAAGTATCTGCGCGAAGCGGCGGAGCAGGAGGCGATCAATAAGTATACGACGGCGACGGTGCAGATCGACATGGGCGGCGTGAGCAACAATATCGCGAGCGGCGTTGATGTGGACGGCATGATGACCTATATGAATGACAGCCTCATTCAGGCAATGGCGGCTGGCGCAGAGGGGGTGCATCCGACATGAGTTATTACTTCTTCGTCGGCGACACGATGCTCCCCGTGCCGCCCGCAAAGATGTCCATCAAGATCAAGGGCAAGAACAAGACCATCAACCTCATCAACGAGGGCGAGGTCAACATCATTAAAAAGCCCGGGCTGACGGAGATCGCCTTTGATGCGCGTCTGCCGAACCGTCCCTATCCGTATGCGGATTACGACACATCGCTCACGGATTCTCTTGCAGGACTGCTCTTCGGCAGCAGTTTCAGCTTCAAAAAGGCGTCGCATTTCCTCTCGGCATTTAAGAAGGCGAAGGAAACGCAGTACCCGATGCAGCTCATCATCTGCCGCATGTCGGGGGCGTTTTCCATGCTCTTTGACACGAATATGTTGGTGACGCTCGAGGACTACAGCATCAACGAGGACGCAAAGGACGGGCTCGACGTGACGTGTCCACTGAAATTCAAACAATATCGCCCCTATGGGACGAAAGAGTGCGAGGTGACGAAGGATGAGAACGGCGTTGAACATTTGACGGTGAAGGAGACGCGCCCTGCTATCGGGCGGACGATTCCGACGGCGTACAAAGTGCGCAATGAAAAATCCATCTGGGAGGTTGCAAAGGGGATATCGAACGGTGGTATCGACTGGCGCGACATCATGAGTAGCAATGGGATCTCGAATCCTGTTGCGGGGCTTCCTGCAGGGGCGGTGATGCACATTGGCTGATTTTGTCTCGGGAGACAAGCCGTCTCTCGGTGCTGCTACTCCCAAAAACGACAAAAAGCTCCAGCTCATCATCCACAACAAGGAGACAGATAAGTATTACTGGCCTGCGGTGCTCGATGATGTGTGCTGGGAGACGTGCTGGAAGGGACAGCCGGGGAAACTCACGTTCAAGGTCGTCAAGGATGCGGCGCTCGATTTCCACGAGGGCGACGTTGTGCAGGCGAACTATGGCGGTGTGAATTTCTTCTACGGCTATGTATTCGCGCAGAAGTACAGCAAGGACAACGTGATTGATGTGACCGCCTACGACCAGATGCGCTATCTCAAAAACAAGGACACCTATAATTTCGTCAATCTAACAGCGGGCGAGGAGATCAAGCGCATCGCGGAGGACTTCCAGCTGACCGTCGGCGAGCTGGTCGATACGGGCTATACCATCCCGAAGTTCCGCGGGGCGAACAAGACGCTCATGGACATCATGCAGTCGCTCCTTGACATGACCACGGAGAACACGGGGCGGCTCTATGTGCTCTATGACGATTTTGGCAAACTCACCGTGAAGGACTTGGAGACGATGAAGATTGATCTTCTGATCGACGCGGAGACGGCCGAGGATTTCGCGTATGAGACCTCCATCGACAAGGACACGTACAACCGCATCAAGCTCTACTATGACAACAAGGACACGGGCAAACGCGACGTTTGGATGGCGGTCAACAGCGCGGATATCAAGCGTTGGGGCGTGCTGCAGCTGACCGAATCCGTGAATCCGCAGAAGGCGATGAACTTTGGGCAGATGGCAGATACAAAGCTCAAGATGTACGACCGCGTAAAGCGTACGCTCACCATCAAGAACGCGTTCGGTGATCTGCGTGTGCGCGGCGGCTCGATGCTCTACATCAGTCTGTGGCTCGGCGATCAGACGCTGACAAAGCGCATCATCGTCGAGAACGTGAAACACACGCTGACGCAGGGGCATCACACGATGGACTTGACCGTGAAGGGAGATGTGATTACGGGATGAGCGCACAGCTGCTGCAGACCATCCAGAAGCTGATCCAGCAGACGCAGGGGAGCAGCGACCTCTCGGATTGGTGCCTCGGTGAGGTGATCGGCGTCGCACCGCTGACGATCCGCATTGAAGGCAAGGACGAAGTGACGGAAGAGTTTCTCGAACTGACCGACGCCGTGCGCGACTATGATGTGGACATCACCGTCAGCCACACAACGGAG